AAGCTCGCTGAGATGCGCGTACACAGGATTTACAGTATCCCGGGTGCAGAGATACACCACGCCGTCCTGACTGTAATACTTGCCTGCTTCCAGTGCCATATTGCCCTCGTAGGGGATGGGCTCATCGTATGTTCCCTTGTTCTCCTCGTCTATCAGGCTGAACAGGCTCTCTGTGCCGGGGCTGCCGGGGACATAGTGGGAAACAAAGCTGTACTGGAGCTGCTCCACTCGGTAGAGCCTGTCTCCGTATCGGAAGATATAGCCCTTGCTTTCTTCCGCGCCCTGCTCCACAAGGTTTTCCCATGCCTCATATATGCCCCTGACCTTGAGTGCATCGCTGTCGCTGAGACTTTGCGCCCCCTTCTGATACAGGGGCCGCAGCTTCATGGCGGCTTCAAATCTCTTGCCCATCACTCGTCCTCCCACTCTGCGCCCAGCTCATGCAGGGCTTTGTCTGCGTCGGCAAGCTGGAGCCTGTCATATTCAGCCTGCGCCCTGTCAAGCTCAATGCTGCTTGCCCGGGCCGTGAGCATCTCCCCTTCAAAGGCCCTGCCGTCCTCGCTTTTCCATAGCTCGCCCTCCGGCACATAGCGATGGCCCTCTACAAACTCAGGGCACTTGCCATCAAAGCAGGGCAGCTCAAAGCCGCGTCTTGTGCCGGCATCCGTCACATAGCACCTGAAATCATCGTCAATATAGATTTTCATTTTTATTCACCCCAGACCTGATCGAATCGGCACTCATATCCCCCGGTTATGCCATTGCCGCCTGAATAGCCCACATGCACATAGGGATAGTAGACACCGCTGTATGCAGATACATCAAGCGAAATAACGCCGGTTTTGCCGGTAAATGATGTATAAGCTACAGAGCCGGTATACACATTTGTGTTGCTTATGCCAAACTTTGCGCTACGCGCTGTGGTTGTAGTCGTGGATATGCTGGTAATATTTACATACAGGGTGTTGATATGAGTTAGATCTATGCCATTTGACGGCAATACCGCGTAGTTTGATGCCGTCTGGGAGCCGATACCAGCGTGTACAATGATGTCGTTAGCCCCTATCGTATGGTTGCCACCGTTGTACTGTCCCCAGTTTTTACCTGTCCAACCCCCGGTGAGGTCTGTGCGCTGGTCGCCCTTGTCGTAGAGATACAAACGCCACGGCGTCCATGCGCCGTCTTTGTAAGTCTGAGCGGTCTTTGCTGCCCATGCTCCATCCACATACTGCTGGCAGGCTGAGGGGGCGATAGTAATGCTGCTTTTGCCGTTATCCACCGCCACAAGCTCTGCAACCGAGGTCTTGTCGGTTTCAAACCAGATCATGCCCTCCACCGGTGAAGAAGGCTTCGCGCCCTGAAAGGCCCAAGCGTTGATTTTAATATCGGTGTTTACCCAGATGGTGTTTTCAGCGGGGGATGCAGGCGGCTCGCTGCCGCCCAGCACCTTGAATTTCAGCGGCGTTCCCCCGCCGGACATATTGAATATCATCGTCCTTTCCTCCTTATGGCAGAAGCACTGCGTTCACAGTCACATCCGTATCCGGTGTCCAGACACAGCTGAATGTAAGCTTGCCCTCTGTCTGGGATGTGCAGTATATCTCAGCATTGATAAAGGCCTCCCGGCTCTCAGGGGCCGGGGCCACCAGCACATTGTTGTCCGCCGTGACGCCATCCAGCGCCGCAGTCTGGCTTCCCTCCACCCAGCCTGAGGCCGGAAGCACCAGCGCATAGGCGCGGCTCTTTGCCTTTGCAGAGAGCTTTGCCGGGCTGACGGCTCCATCGGCAATATTGTCCGTTTCCACTGTGATGGGGTCGGCCCCGTCGGGCAGGTGGCGTTTGTTGTGGTAGGGCATGTAGGTCAGGGCCGCGTAGAAGGTGGCCTCGGTGCCGGTATAGCCCGCCTCCTGCGCCTTTTCATAAGCGCCGGGGCCTGCCGGGCCTACAGCGCCGTCCCTGCCAGCAGGCCCCATGATGTTACGCATCTCAGGATTTTCGAGGCCGCCATCATTTGTCCATGTGATGTTTCCCGCAGTGCTTACAGCAGGAATGAAAGTTACGCCCTTTTCTCCCCGGTCGCCCTGTGCACCTTGAAGCTGTCCGTGGTTTCGCCACTGCAGGTTTATACCATCCCATACATACAGGTCATAAGGCGCTTTATCTCCCACGCTGTACACATCACCGGGTACCGGTTCTGTGATAATCGCTGCCAGTTCATCGGCTGTATCAAAATGCCCGATAGGCGCAAGGCTTGTGCCATCCTTACCATTGAACTCTCCGGCATCTGCCATGTCTTTCACAGTGCGTGCCAGCAGCAGCGCCTGAGAAGCGTTATAGTCCACCTGCTCTGCCACACTCATGGGCAACTCATGCAGAGGCGCATCAACAAGTCCCGACTCCTTCACAGTCAGAATGACCGGCACGGTGGTGAGCCTGCTTTCCTCCTTTGTGCCGGTGAGATAAATCTCCCACTGGCCCACAGTGAGGTTGAGCTTCTGCGCCTCGCTTATTTCATTGTTATCGTCCAGCTGCATGTCAAAAACGATGGCGTCAAGGCCCTCGCCTCTGCGAAAATGCAGCCACTTGGAATATCCCTCCCAGTCCTCATCGCTGAAATTCACCCTCGCCGTCAGATAATTGAGAGAGTCGGCGGCGATGACCGGGGTGTAAAATTTCAGGCTCTGAGCGCTGACATAAAATTCTATCATTTGTTCTCTGCCTCCTCGTTCATCTGCATCACAAGCCGCAGCAGATATTCCCTCAGCTGGCGCAGCTGCTGCTGCACATCGCCTGTAAGCACAGGGGGCAGCTCCATATCCATCATCATACATCGCTCCCTATACTGAGTATTTTTGCAATGGAGAAGAGGCGAAACTCACCCTTCCCCTCAAGGCGGATGCGCATGTGGTCGCAGCGGCGTGGGCGGATAGGCACGGTGACAGTGCCGGTGCCCTTGAATTTTATCTGCCCCTTGCGCTCCCATATGCCGGAGGAATCGTACTGGATGAAAATGTCCATCCGGGCTCCCTCCTCCATTTGCAGGCGGAAATTGTAGCGGCTGAGATATTTCCTGTCCGGGTACTGGTAGTAGAGTATGCCGCTCTCCGCCATCCAGCTTACAAAGCTCTCCTGCTCGCCCCGGCTGCCAAGCATGGCGATGATGCCCCCATCGGAGACGGCGTAGAGCTCACCCTCCAGCGCGGCGAAGGCTTCGGCCTGCATTTCGTCCTGCTTTATCCATATCTCCCGCTTCACATCGTAGACAAAAAGCTCATATTCTCCGCTGCTGTCGTTTTTCATGGAGATATAGTAGCTGTCGCCGATGGCCCCGGCAACGGCGGCGGAGTATTTTTCATCCCCCAGCGCCTCGGATACGGACAGCGGAAAGCCCCCCTGCCAGGCCAGCACATCGCCCCGGGCCTTATAATAGAGCGTCTCGTTTACAAGGACCAGGCTCTTTTCACAGCCGGGCTGGACGCCCCGGCAGACCGTCTCCTTTATCTGGTGGGCGCCGTAGGCGGAGACGATGACCTTGTGCAGGCGGTTTTCCTTGAAAAAGACTGGGCTGCCCTGAAAGTTCACCGCTCCGGTGAAGGGCCCGTCCGAGCCCAGAGAGGCCGTCCATGAGTCGGAGGCAAGGCCCCGATACTGCCGCCAGTTTTTGAAATCGCCCAGAGCGCAGCAGTAGATCTCGTTGAGGTTCTGACCCTCGGCGCTGCCGTATTTGCAGCCCCAGAGCCGGTTGCAGCACTCCACAACGAAGTCCATCTCCGGCACGCGCCGCTCTATGCTCACGGCCCCCTGCTCCTGAGTGCAGGCCTCCTCCAGCAGGCCCGGGATAACGATGTAGTCGCCGCTCTCCTCGTCGCCGCCCAGGGCGCTGATAATATGCTCGCCGTTGACCCCCTCCACCGTGGAGCCGGAGACAGTCACCCCGTCGTTGACGGCAAAGAGCCTGCCTATCTCCCCGCCGGAGCTGAAGCTTATGCGGGTGTAGACCGTGGGCAGGCTTATCCATTCCTGCAAAACCTCGCTCCACTGGCGCAGCACATGGGGGCTCTGGGATGAGTCTATCCAGAGAGCTGCGTTCTCAGGCTCCTCGGGGGCAGAGTCCGAGATGGAGGGGCTTTTCATCTGGCCTCCGTCGGCAGTGCACAGGCTGTAGCGCACCGCGCCGCTGCTGCTGTAGAGGGCTTCCATGCTGCCGTAGTCTGAGGGCTCGGCAGTATTGTAATAGAGCCTGTCGGGGAAAACGCAGACATAGGCCCCCATGCTCACAAGCTGCTTCTCGCCGGGGCTGAGCTTGTCCAGAGGCGTGGGCTCAGCGTCGTAATAGAGCACGCCCCCGTCCACCCACAAAAGCCTGTCCTTTGCCATGATGCCCTGAGGCTCAGAGAGCGTACAGAGCCTTGAGCGCTTGGGTCGGTTTGAAAGCAGGGGGAAATTTGCCGTGGACAGGTTGCGGCAGTCGTATAGCTGGCCCTCCTCGATGCGCAGGCGGCGCCGGTAACCGGAGAAGCTGTCGGTAAGCTCCCGGTTTATGTATTCGTTTTTCAAAATGGGAAGCTGGGCCATGTTTCCCTCCTTAAAACCTGAACTGTATGCCCTTGCCGGGGGGCGGATTTGTGCGGTTGTACCAGTTCTGGTACTCCTGCAAAAGGCTGTTGAACATGGTCATGCGCCGGTTATAACGCTGGGTCTCGGAGTTTTCCGCGGCGATCATGGCCTGCAGATAGTTGTAATAAATATCCTCCCCATAGGGCAGGGGGATGAGCAGCAGCTCCTGACCGTTTTCGTAGGGCAGGGGCTTTTCCTTATCCGGGCAGCGGGGACGGACAAGCTCTTCAAAGAGCTTGCCGTCCAGAGTGTAGAGCCAGTGCAGCTTCTGCTCGGGGCTGTACTGATTGGGCTCCATCAGGTCCACCCGGTCGATGATGTCCATGGCCTTCATATCAGTTTGCGCTGTTCTTCTTTTCGTCCACGCTCTCGTAGAACAGCTCCACGGCTCTGCCGCTGCGCTCGATCTCCTGAGCCACGGCCTCGGGCACCATGGACTTTCTGCCGCGGGGCAGCAGGTAGTTTACGCCGTTGATGCCCACAAAGAGGTTGGGGTCCTCGCGGTCGGCACCCCGGGGGATAAAGACTTCAATGCGTTTTTCTGCCATAGCTTAAGCGCTCCTTTCTCAGTTTGCCTTGTCGCTGGCGGAGAAGCTGGAGGTGCTCATCACGCGCAGCAGGCGTTCGGGGTAGAGGATGGTGGCGCCGTTGGTCTCAAACTTGTAGCCGATGGTGGAAAACTGGTTGAGAGGGCCGCCGATCTCGCCCTTGTCGTGGATGATCATTTCAAGGCCGCCGCCTTCGGGGTCGATGATGCCGAAGCTGTCCTTGCCGAAGAAGTAGCTTGCATAGCTCATGCTGCCGCTCTTGTTCTGGTAGGCCTCCATGCCCTCGCCGCCGAGGACAGGGGCGAAGGCGTTCTCGATAAAGCGCACGCCGTGTACCTCGCCGATCTCGCCGTTGAACAGCTCCTCAGGTGCGCCGTACTTGTGGGCCTCGATCCAGCCCTCGCACTGGCGCAGATCGTGGGCCACAGAGGGATGGATGACGGCGTAGTAGCGGCCGTTGATGCGGGGGACGCGGTTTTTCTTCATGATGGTGACGGCGCGGTTGACCATGGCGGGAGTGAGGATGGCCCAGCCGTCGGCATCGGAGGCGCCCATCTGGGCGGCTTCGCTGGGCACGGACTTTACTTCGCCGCTGTTGGGGTCGATGTTGTCGCAGTAGAGCACATTGGTGTTGATGAGCAGAGCGTCGCGGATCAGAGCCTCCTGGGTCTCGGCGGCGGAGGCGCCCATCTCCTCGGTGGCGCCGAGGATAACATCGTCATAGGCGCGCAGCTCCAGCTTGTCGGTGATGGCGGTGTAGGTGCCGTACTGGTCTATGGAGCCGGTGACAGTGGTGACGCCGAACTTCTGACCGCTGGGGATTACGCCCTCGGTCAGCTTGCTGGCGCGCTCGAAGCTGTTCCACTTGCGCCATTCAACGCTGCCGTGGTGGTTTTTGGGCAGGGGCTGGCGCTTGGCAAACTGGGCGTAGAAAAGCTCGGTGCGGGCGTTTTCCAGCAGCTCGGTATCGTAGAAGGTTTTCATTTCGGGGGCAAGGGAATGGCTGTCGGAAAAATCCTCCCTTGCGCCGGTACCGGCGTTTACAAAGCCGTTGCTGGCATTGACAACAGTGCCTGCGTCTGCAAAATACTGCAGGTCAAAAATAAAGTTTTCGATAGTGCATCTTCCTTTCTGATTCATTTAAAGGCTTCCCCCCGGGGGGAAGCTGTCGCCCAGCGACTGATGAGGGGAACATCGCTCACTGGCCGGGGTAGATCTTGCGGCCCTCCGCCTTTGCCTCATAGATACGCTTTTTCAGGGCCTCGCGCTGCTGGCGGCTCATGGCTCTGGGGTCTACGCTGTAGAGGGCGGCAGTGCCGCCGGAAAGCTCTCTGGGTCTTGCGCTGCCGCTGAGTATGCTGCGGCTGAGGGCCGCCATGCCCTTTTGTACCGCCGCGGCGGCCAGCTCCGACCAATGCAGGGCGCACCAGGCATCCTTCAGGCTCAGGCCTACGCAGGGCGAGGTCAGGCGCACAAACATGGGATCGTCCATGGCGGAAAGCAGAGTAAAATCGGGAAACTCCTGCTGCATGCCCGCCTCCTGAGAAAGCAGTCCCTCCAGATGCTTCACAATGGCCTCGTCCATTTCCATTCCTTCCATCTTCATCTCGTCCATCTCTTCCATTATTTCACCTCCTTAGTCCTCCTTATCTGCTGTGTGTCTCCACCTCTATCTTATCCACCGTGACGCCCGAGCCCTTGCCAGTGGGCTTGGGGTCAGGATTGGGGGTAAAGACCCTGTTGCTGCTCCAGCCACCGCCGCCTCCGTTGCCGGAGCCGCCTCCGGAGGCGGGCAGCAGATCGTTGCGGCGCTTGAACTCATAGCCCAGCGCGGCGGCAGCCTCCGGGCTCATGCCGGAGGCGGAAAGC